GTTTCGGCATCTTGTAATTGATAGAACGAACCATCACCACTAGCACTACCACTTGGTAAATACTTTACCGATAGGTTACTTGGTGTCGAAGCGAATGTTTTTTCAGGAAATCTATCCCTACCTACAACCCTAAATTTAGCTCTTGACTTTTCTTTATATTCAGGTCTTAGACCTTTCATGTATACGACTAAGTCTTCTATCTCACTTTGTGTTAAAGGTGATAATGAGCCCGTGTTCCATGTATAATCATCGTAGACTATCTCAAGAGCTGGTGGATATTTCGTGTGGGTATCTGAGGAGAAAAATGATAAACTTCCTAATCTATCTGTGCTTCCCTCATCATCGGTTGATTGAATAGTTCCTAAACTACCACTACGTTTTACTATGAATCCGTTGTTAGGTATTACACCATCTAACCATTGATTGACTATATTAGTGACATCCATCCTAACGTCTTCTGTTTGATGATTTAGTGAGTGGGTTGCCTCAAAAGCACTACCTGTAAACCAAGCACCACCTGAACCACTAACGTTTGTAATCCAATTAGTTCCAACCGTAGCCCCATCTCTAAAGTTAAAACTACAACCCTCTGTGGTTATGGGATTATCATCTAGTCTTCCTTGTCCCATTATCCAAGAACCACTTACTGGATGAGCGTACAAACTCTGTGACACGGATAACGCTGATGGTCTTGCATCGAATAGATTTAGATAATATTTAAAAACTTTTGTTGGATTCTGAGCCTCTAATCTTTGTGCTTTAGTCATATCAAATTGAACCAAAGCTCTTGATACATTCACAGTAGTACCAGCCGTACTTACATCTTTTCTAATTTCTAAAATCTCATCTAAACCTGTGTTCTGTGAACCACTAGCTTGATAAAGTGTAGCGTCTCTTTCTGGAAAAATAAAAAAATGCATTATCTTACTCCGTAATACCTAATGCGTCTCCGACTACAGTCCCTTTAATGTCTGTATCAGGAAAACGAACTTGAAAAATACTTGGGTCTAAAGCGGTATAAATTACACCATTGATTGTCGCTGATGGTATGTCGAAGGCATTACCTGAGTAACCCTCAGATGGTTTAAATTTATTCGTAATTACTATTTGTTCTTTACTTCTTTGACCATCTACTAATGGATTGATAACACTCGATACACCGTCAACTAATGATAATTCATAAACAATATCTGATATTATGATTGGTTGTCCTATCTGCCATCTGGTCACATCAAAATAATCTTTTACCCTATCTATACATCTCAATAGGATATCGTTTTTATTAAAACCAACTTTTGTCAATATAGCAAAATCAACTGCAACATCAATAATATAAGCGTCTTTTATATTTACTGCATCTGTTACTAATCTATATTGTGATAGGTATGTTTTTAAATTTTCCTTAACCACACCTGAAAGTGAAGCTAAGTTATTATTAGAATCATATCCCAACGTATACATATTCATAGCAAGTGGATTTGGTACACGAGCAGTAAGTTGTCTTACGGTCAATCCATTGTTAACATCATCAGTTGTTACTTTTCTGTCTAATTCATTAGTTGGTTTATTTAATTGGTCGTCTTGTACTAAATGCACTTTTGCTATATTACCATATTTTGCTGGTAGTGAATATGACCTAACGATATAATCTTCTTTTGTTACCGCTCTTTGCTGTGCTTGATAATAAGCTAATGCATTTTCACGAACATCTCTTACCGACTCTCCACCTCCACCACCTGTGGCTGGATTTGGATTTGTAAATGAAACTGAATCTTTTGAATCTTGAACTAATGTTGATGATAGGTTTTGGTCTTCAATCTCAAAAGTTGTTCCAGCTTTAAATGTGATGTCTCCACTATTAACGTTATCATCTACACCACCACCGTAAGCGTATTCGATAGTAAGAGTAGTATTAGCTGGTGCTAAACCAAATGTTTTTGTTTTTAAAAAATTACTTGGGTCAAAAGCAGTTGTCAAAAAACTTGGACTGCCGGGTAAATTAGAACCAACACTATCGGGATTAGGAATAATCTCCTCATCAGGATTATCTGAAACTCCTGCTCCGAACCTTAAAATGGTTTCGTCATTTTCATTTATAAAAGTTGTAAATCTTTTTGATGTTTTTTTCAATTTTAAAATGTAAGGTGAAGTATCACGACTAATTACTGATGTTGGGTCGTTGGTTGAGTTGTTTTCAATATCATCAAAAATAGTATCTCTTGCTAAAGAATCAACCTCATACCATTTATTCCCATCACTATCGGTACATGATATAATTTCTATGACATCTGAATTTTCTAATTTTATCTGTGAATACTTTTGTGCTAAACCAAAGTCGAAAAACTCTTTTGATATCTGTCCACTTTCTGCCTTAACTCTTTTCTTCAATAAAAATTTAGTTGGTGTACCACCATCACTTTCAAATATTGTTGTTACCCTTTGGTCTGATAGAGTATCAAATTTAAAATTTACATCATCTAAGATTCTAAATGTAGTTCCATTAGTTGCAGAGTTTACTCTAGCTCCTGCTTTTATTGTTAGTGCATATCTATAATCTGGTTTACCATTCAGAGCTGGTACGGTTTGGAAAACATCTAAAACCACATTAGCAGGAGAGGTAACACGAGGTTTGTATCCTAAAGCCTGAGCTATATTATAAACACTTCTCTTTTCCTCAGCGAAAGGTAATAAAGATTCTCTGAACTGACTATCAAGATAATATGATAATACATCACCCACATAAGATGCCATCTCTATGAACATCATGCCAGGTGAAGCTTCATTAAAATCATTATAGGTCGTTGGGAAATATGTTTTCGCATACTCAACCAAACTATTTCTAAAATCGTCAAAATCCTTATTTAGATAATTAATTTCTCTAACTTTATTTTTCTTTGCTGTTGTTCTAGCCATTTTTATAATCCGTTTACATTTAATAAAACTTCTTGCTCTTCTGAACTGAGAGCTGGAACAAATTTTATTTTTACAAATACCTGATTTTTATCACCATCTTGTGTTAGGGTTTCAACACCATTGATTGTGATATAGGATAACCATTGTGAGACTGCTCTTTTCACTTCATTTTCAATTCGTATCGGTAATTCATCATCAATCTGTTCAAAACAAAGTGCTCTTAATCTACTACCAAAGTTTGGTTGACCCACTCTTTCTCCAACATGGGTTAACAACAAATTCCTAAGATTGTGTATTGATTGTTCAACCGAAGTTTTTGTAAGGGCAAAGTCGTTTAGGGTATCACCCTTTAGTGGAAAAGATAAACCTATGTAAGTATTATTGTTAAGGTCATTTTGTCTAGCGGACATTACTTACCTTTCTTATCCATTGCTTTCATTAAATCGCTGTAATCACGAGTAAGTGCGGCTGTTATTGCCTCTGGAACATCACTAACTGATTTACCAGCTTTTTTTAGAGTGTCAATTGCAACCATATCTCTCTTCACCTCTTCTGATTTACCATAACCCATTAACTCGGCCATCTTTGATGAATCAAATGTCCCACCACCTAATGTTGGATATTCATCATCTTGTTTTTCTGATGTTTTTAATCCAACTGTTTCGTTTAACACGTCGTTTAGGGATTTGTTTTGTGTGTATTGTTTTTTAGGTTTGCTTTGAACTTGAGGTTCTCGTACAGTCTTGTTCTCATTCATAAATATCTTTTGAACTTCTTTTTTGACCTCACTACGAACCACTTCTCGGATTATTTTTAATAAACCTTTTTTTGTCATTTTATTACCTCTTATTTTAAATTTCTTTCAAAGAATTTTCTTGATTCTCTTTTTCTTCTTTAATTTCTTTTTTAAAATCTTTTTTAGTCCCACCATGATAATCATAAGCGTGTCCCTCTTCAATCAATATATCATTCACGCTAACCCAACCATCTATCGATAAATCAATCTCGTTATCGACGCTATTTATACATTCTATAATATGGTCACCAACATAATCGGGTGATACAAATATCTCACCTAAAACTCTACCAAACTTACCTGTACCATGTGATACTAA